CAAAACTTCGCCCCTTTCGTAAACGTTGTGCAAAACCTTGGGCGAGAGCAGATATTATATACCCGCCCCAATAACCGATAGGATGTGCTTTATGGAAATTAAAGAACCGACGGGTGACGAATGCACCGCCAAAACTAAGGTATATGAAACTGAGCATGATATTGGATACGCAATGTGGTATCCACAAATGGGCGGTTATGTTGGAAAGTGTGTCGTCGTTCTGAACAAGCAGTGGACGGACGGCGGGCATTACAGATTGGGTGGATGTTTTGAGGCGTATGTGTGGCATGATGGTGAATTTCCTTTTTCAGAAGAGGATGGTTCTCCCGCCCATGTCCACCATTGCGATCCAGAACAGTTTATACGTTTTGGAATGGCGGTGCAAGAACTTAACGAGCAGGGGCGGGTAGAAAAATAAGGAGTCGCCCAAGGCATCGCACAACAGGCCCGTTACGCTTCGGGCTTGCGCCAAATGCCTTCGGCACTTCGTAACAGGCCGGACGTTGGTTGAAATGTTTTTGCTTTTGAAATTATAGGGGCCACCATGCTAAAAACTTGCATCGTGTGCGGAGTTGATTTTGAAACAAAGGGTGCTAGGAAGATGCACCCCGATTGCGGTAAGTTGGTAAGGTTAAATTATAAATATATAATAGCTAAAGCTATGCAGTGGTCAATAGAAATGGTGGCCCAAAACATTAAGGAAGCAAAAACACGTTCAACCAACAGCCAAAGCACGCAATCGCTTGGCTCGGCAATAACCGAGATGAAAGGTCTCAACCTGTAGGCAGTTCGCGAGCTGTAGCATTATAATCTACAGGGCGAAAGCGTGCGTTTGGCACCGTTAGGTGCAATATGGCAAATTCTGAAATTATAGGCGCGGGGCAAGACACGGCGCGTCCTGCGCCGAAAACCAACACAATAAACTACGGAGATAGTGCCGATGTGTTGGCATTGCTTCCATCTTGCAGTATTGACATGGTATTGACATCTCCACCGTATGATGATATGAGGTTATATAACGGATACGTTTTCAGGTTTGAAACAATTGCGCGACAGCTTTACAGGATATTAAAAGACGGTTCTGTTTTGGTTTGGGTGGTAGGAGATCAGACGAAAAACGGAGATGAAAGCGGGAGCAGTTTCGAGCAAGCCTTGTTTTTCAAGAGCATAGGTTTTAAGCTGCATGACACAATGATTTATGAAAAGGCAAACGGAGCAATGGGAAGCAAAAACCATTATCTTCAGTGTTTTGAATATATGTTCGTTTTCGTTAAGGGAAAAATAAAAACAGTAAACCTGTTGCGAGACAGAAAAAACGTCAGGAGTGGAACAGAGTCGGCATTAAAGCACGGCAGAAAAAAAGACGGTTCGTTGCCGTCACGCACAATGGTAACGATGCAGGAATACGGAAGAAGAAAAAATATTTGGAAATACGGTGTCGGCGGTGGAAAAACCAGACACCCTGCGGTATTTCCTGAAAAACTTGCGCAAGACCATATTTTGTCGTGGAGCAACGAAGGCGACCTAATTCTCGACCCGTTTTGCGGAAGTGGGACAACGTGCTTGATGGCTGCATTAAACAGGCGCAACTATATCGGAATAGATACCGATTTGGATTATAGGGTTATGGCAGAAAAACGAATCGAAGAGCGCATCCATGCGCTAAGAAGCCCCGCGCAGGACACTGTTGAAATTTGCCATACAGCACCTAACAGCCGCATGGTGCAAGCCGTCCAAGAAAGTATGCAGTTGTAACGGCCAACACCATGCGGCAAACGTTAGGCGAAATACCTTTAATTTGTAGGAGCGGCATATGAAATTAAACTGTCATTCTCTTGATCTCGAAGATGGGTTGATAACTTTTCGTATTCCTTCAGAGATTATGTTTAATGAGCGGTTTTCTTTCGGCGTAAAATGTGTTGAAGTGGATCTATGCGTATTAACAGGCAATGCCGCTCTTGGTACTGTGGAGTTGGGCACTACGCCTAACACGCAAAGTGCAAAACCGCTTTGTGGTTCGTGTTATCGGCGCGAAAGATCGTGTTTTCCAGTTATGGAAGATAGTGTTTTGGCGTGCAGAAGTTATATGCAGTCGTAGCGCGGCACCGCACAGGTTTGCGGAAAGTTGGTTGAAATAAAGGTTGCAATGCCGTCCGGTTTAGCCGTGGAGATAACATCATACTCGACCGTGCCACCAGATAGAAGAGCGGCTATAGGTGGTGAACGGCGGCAAAGCAACCATTTATCAAACGTTGTGCGCTAAATAGCTACCCGCATGGTGTACGCTCCTTGCCTACCATACAGCCGATTTAGTGCCTGTGTAAAAGCGTCAACGATATCATCGTTACTGCCATTCGGAAACGCCGATAATTCGTACAGAAGAGTATCGCGCCATGTTGATGATTGCGGTAGATATACATTGCCGCCCTCTACAACATACGACACGCTCGACGCGCGCGCCTCTTTGCTCTCTGTAGGGTTTATTGCTATGACACCAGGGATCTCATGTTTAATCGTCTGGATGATTGCCGCACCGTTTGCTTTTTCCTCGATCAATTTTTCACCGGCGAGAGGATGGGCCGCACATAATGCGCGAATACGGCGAACGGTTTCGGGAAAATCCCACCTTCCGCGCACCATATCAATGATGTAACTATCTGCGCCCACTTTTCCGATAACCATTCCCACAACATAGTCGGAAGTTTTCGTGTCCTTAAAACTACAATCCCATGACATGATCACCTTTTCAAACCGTAGCGGGAGTCTGGTGTAATCCTTGAACCATGAGCGCTTGAATATTCCTCCATCCTGCGGAGCTGGCCTCTGCTGTAACAGGCTTGCATAGGTGCGCTCAGAGTTCGCCTTGATTTGCATGGCCTTTTCTGCGTTGTGACGGTCGGGCCATAATGCTTCTCCCAGTTGCCGTTTGTCCTGTGGCGCGCCAGAGTCCTCTTTGATATAAGGGAGTTTCAATACTTCCCATCTTCCCGGTTCGTACCGGAGTATGCGCCCGGCAAGGTCGTCCTCGTGCCAACGTGTCATTGTGAGCAATACCTTGCTATCGTTGTGGAGTCGAGTCGTAAATACTTCGTTGTACCATTCCCATTTTCTATTCCGATCCGTTGCTGATTGCGCTTCCATTGCGTCTTTGACAGGATCGTCTATTATGCCGATATCGACAGGATTGCCGGTAAGAGGCCCACCGACACCAACAGTTTTAAGCGATCCAAGGTGGCCGACTATTTCAAATTCGTCTTGGGTCCGAACGCCTTCATTTGCTCGTGTGCCACCAAGTTTAACATGCGGGAAAAGATCGCGATATTTCGAATCGTCGATTATGCGTTGAACTTGTCGATTTATTTTAGATGCAAGATCTCCAGAATAAGAGCAAACAGCGATTTTCGTGTCAGGGAAACGCCCTAAAACATGCGCCGGGAATCGGTGTGAAACGAGCGAGGATTTGCCGTGCTGCGGAGGCACGAACACCATGAGGCGCTTTATCTTCCCAATTAGTAAAGCGTCCAGCTTGTCGCAAATCAGGGAGTGAAACCATTGCGTTCGGTATTGCGGAAACGTGTACTCTGTAAAGTCGATCAGGTACTTTTGGGCAAGTAATGCTTTACACTTCCGTTTCGTCAGGTTCATTGGCAACCTTTCGAAGCACAGCTATTTCCTCAACCGATAGTTTCGATATATCTATTTGGTTAATATCATTTTCGTTTGTGGTAAGATCATGTTTCTCGCGATAACCGAAATTGTTTTCAAGGTCAAATTTAATCCCGTTGACGTTTTTAGACATCGGATCTACAAGGTCTTGCGCCCGTTGTTCCTCTATTTTTAGCCTTGCGCGCCTAGCGGTGGCAGAAAAATTTAAGCGCTTCTCATAAGTCGCTAAACTATGTCGATCTTCGAATCCGAGGAAGTAGCATAAGCCGGGAACGGTGTATTTTTTTCCACAAGCATCAGCCCATAAAAAGTATTCGTCGATTTTTGCCTGAAACGATTCTGGAGTTTCGTATAAAAGATGTCTGCCCTGTACCATAAGCTCAAAGGCTCCTCTCTGGCTCATCGGCCTATATTAATATACTCTCGATATCGCATTTTTGCAACATTCATTTTGCATTGAGTAATTA